ACATTCTTTAGAAAACCGCCAATAGAACTTATTGCGTTTCTTAAACCTTCAAACTTAAGAATCAGCAATGTTATAGCAGTAACAACAATCTGAATTGCGGCAACTATTAAGGCTAATTTGTTTGCTTTTGCAGCAACATTCATTGCCGTTATCGCAACGGTAGCCCCTTGAACTGATTTGCTGAAGATAGGAAGAAGAATTGTGGAAACTGCAACCGTTGCGTTGAACATGATCGTTGCGGTTCTAACAAGTACAAAGACTGCAACAAGAGTAAATATTGTGTTACCAAGTCTGCCCATATTGGATATGGCGTTAATTACCTGACCGCCCAAATATTTGAAGGCTGCACCAGCACCATCTTCTCCAAGCACTGCAGCGAACTCAACAAAAATAGGAATTACTTTGTCATTAAGAAAAGACATAAGCGCAGAGAAAATAGGGATCAACGCTGTACCAATTTTTGCTTTAACATCTTCTACCTGTGCGCCAAACGATTTCATTTTGAACGCAACACCATCACTCGTTCTTGCCACATCACCTTGCTGAATGGATGTCTGTTCAAGAATCAACGCATACGCTGCCTGAGTTTTAATTGCTTGCGGCAAAGTTCCTTTAGTTGAAGAAATGAGATTCAATTCCATTGCTTTTGCCTTTAGTGCTGCATCATTCAACGCCACACCAAAACGCTTCAAAGGTTCTGTTTCACCAGACAAACCAGAACGCAAAGCAAGAAGAGCATCATCAATAGGCACATTGTTAAACGAAGCCATATCTGCAGCAAGTTCAACAAGACGAATACTCATCTCTTGTGCTTGTGGTGCTGCTAATCCGAACGCTTGAAACAGGTTGCCGTATGTTCCTGCAGCCTCTAACGCTGCTTGCTGCGAAATACCTAACGCTTTGGCGGTTGTTTCTGACCAAGCAATAATATCATTTGCTGAATTGCCAAACACAGCATTGATTTTGCTTACAGATTCCTGCAAGTTTGATGCAGAAGTGATAAGTGATTTGCCAATGATGCCACCAACTACTGCTGCAGCAGCACCAAACTTAGCGAGTTTTACGACACCATTCGTTAAAGCCTTATCAAAAGTCCTTAACGAATAAGCAGCCTTGTTACCTGCACCATTAAGTTTCTTAAAATCCGCAATAGCCTTGTTGATGCCTTTGCTGTCAAAGGTAGAGACTATGTTTACGCCAACTGCCATGATGCTATCCGTTCAATCGTTTCTGCACTTCACCATCAATCTTGCGTATTGAAATCTCAATAGCCTTTTCAATTAATGGCAGATTCTTTTCCGTGAAAGGATACATTATGCGTGAACGAGTTTTGCCGCCCTTAGATTTCGTGCGTAAGTTCTTGTCAAGGTTAGAAACAAACTTCTGTCCAGCGGAAGCCATAGAACCCTGACCACCAGAAGTAATAGAACCTGCTGAATCATAAACTTGACCGCCAGCATCCATCTGCTGAATACGAATCAAACCATGCTGGTTGCTTCCTCGTGGGCGTTTTGTGCTGATAGCAACCTTCACCCTGTTCTTTGCTGTGCTGCCGTTATACGGAGGAAGTTTTGATTTACCTTTACGCCCACCCGAAGTGTGCCAGTTTCGCAACGGCTCATCAGGGAAAGCACGACCCACAGCAGCGGCAACGGGTTCAGCAGAGGTTTTCAGATCGTCACTGATGCGGTTGAATGTTTCCCGTTCATACTTGCGTAACTCTGCAAGTGTTTCACGAACACCATAAACATCAACATTGATTCCCATAGGCAAAGATGCTACTACCGTTTGCGTCTAGCGGCTTCGTTCCTTTTCGCCAACACATCAAACATGGTTTGCAGCATTTCCTCAGATTCTTGAACCAGCAACGATGGTGCGATCCCTGTTTCAATCGCAAGGAACGCTATAGCCCAATGCGCAGAATCGGAATCTAACTTTCTTTTGGGTCTGCACCCACAATCGGTTCATCTTCACGAATCTCAACATTCGTAACAGTGTTAATCCAATCAGGATCAAACTTCAAACTAGTTTTGCGGCAACGGGTTTCGCTGTGCCACGCCAGCCAAGCCAAATCTGTAAGCCTGATCTCTGTCTCAAAGCGTGCCACACTGCGTGACCATGTGCGTTCAAACGCAACAAAGTCAGCGAACACAGCATCAACAGGCGTTTTTGTACCGTCATTGAACTCAACTTGCAGTGCAATTTTCATTGCGATCTCCTTCTAACTGTTTGATTTATTTATGAAACTGCTTTTGTCAGCGTTCCACCAGTGAAACTCAACGATGTCATCATTAACTCACCAACGGCTGCTGCCACAGGTGTATGACTAGCAAGATAAGTACCAGAAATCGTATATCTCGGGTTGGTTGCTGTTGGAACACCAACTTCGTGACTGATAACCAGCGTTGTGGTTGTGCCGACAAGAGGGAAAATTGTTGCTTCGGTTTCTGTTGCAGCAAAATCTTGCATGAACTCAATCTCAACAGCAATGTTCTGCAAGCCACCAACGAAGGCACGATTGCCACCAAAAACTGTTGCCTCTACAGCCTCAATTTCGTAGGTGAGTGTGACGCTGTTTGCTCTATCGGAAAGCACTACACCATTGACCTCTATTGAAGCGTTAGTTAAAACTTTGACAGCCATTTTATTTATCCGTTTCTTTTGATTCTTGCTTGATTACTTTAACATTAACTTCTGCTAAGTGTCCACCATCTACAAGCGCAGCAACATTAAAACCTTCAAAATCATCTCCGTTAATGCTGTCACCCTGTTTGCCCAGTGTGCATTTGTTGCTCAAAACTTTGTATGTGGTCATGGTTTTCCTTTATGCGTGAACTGTAACAGAAACCTGTATTTGTAGAAACTCTGCTTCAGCAGAACTGAGGCTCGAAATGTCTGCACCTGATGGTACTACTAAAGTTTGCGCTACGCCACCAAGAGTCAGATCTTCTTCTAAAGCGGCACGAATACTTTTGCTACCTGAGTAGGAAAGAAAGTCATCCAGCAAAGCGTGGGCTGTGCGGTCAAGATATCTGCCGACAACCACGCTGATAGTCCAATCCATTGTGACATCGCCGCCACCGAAAGCCCGATGATATTGAATGGAGTTCAACACAGGGAAAGCAATAGGTGGGTTCAGTTGCTCAGGTTGGTAGGTGTAGGTGCGTAGCCCTGTGATCGTTGCTAAGCGTGCTGCAAGCCCTGTAGCGACTTGTGAAACGGTTGCTGGCATCAGGCAATACCAAACATTTTGTATGGTGACAGCAGATCACGAACATCAGGGTCAATAGCCCGAACCGTGATAGCCATATCAGCGAAACCGACAACACCAAGAGCAGCGTTAAGACGGGCAAACTGGCGCATAGCAAGAAGCACACACGCTTGATTTACATCATCGGGGATTGCGTTCCATCCCCATTGCGCTGTGACCTGAACTGTAGGGAACGATGGTGTGACAAACAGTGGGAATGTTGCACCGCCAACCATACGGGCGTTTAGATATGGGCGTGACTGCAACACCGCATCTGTCGGTTCAAGCAGATAATCAACACCCTGCGTTAAAGTAGTGGCATAAGTGCCATTAGCAGTGGAATCTATTTTGATCGTTACCGAAGTAGAGGAAACATCAGCAGGAAAGAACAGCATATATTCGCTGTACGGATACATCGTGATAGCGGTTTGGCTGGTCTTGTAAAAGAACCTGCCTGTGTAACCGTCAATGCGCCGTGACGCAGACTCAATAGCGTTTTCCAACAGTGTGTCATCCACATTGTCTGTAAGCCTGAGCGCAGCCTTCACTTCCGCCAGCGTGCAATATCCGTTTGTGATTGCCACAGTTATCCCTTGCGCTTCTTGGCTGCCTTCACAACAGCACGCTCAACAACAGGTTCAACGGAAGCAGTCTCAACTTCATCGCTCATATATTTGTGATCAAAGCCAACTTCACGCAACGCAGCATCAACCATTTTCACACGGTCTTTCAGCCCTCTGCGTTCGTAACCTGCACGCTCAACCAGTAGTGATTCAACATAGTTTTTCATTAGCACTCCGAAAATAGAAAAGGGTTGGTGACACCCCGAAGGATACCACCAACCCTTTCACAAGTTGATTAACAAACAACCTTAGAAGGTTGGTGTGACCAAGCCCGTTCCGCCAACCAATGCGAAAGCATTTGGGTAACGGTTAGCGGTGAACGCTGAGTAACCATAAACAATCATGGTCACATCAAGTTCAGCAGCCTTTGGTTGCTCAAAGCGCAACATCATTGGCTCGCCGCCACCTTGTTCAAACAAGTGTGCTTCCTGAGTGTTTCCAACAATGATCACATCTTCGTTAGAGCCAGCACCGTTTGTGGTGATGACATTCGCATCTGTGATGATTGGGAGACCCAACATGGTGTAACCGCTGTTGCCGTACACTGGTGCGCCGTTGCCCGAAGCGAACGCTGGCTGACCATTGAAGTTTGGCACTGGAACTGCAAGTGGGCGATTCTGACCATCTACTGCAGCCAAAATAAATGCCAAGCGGCGTGGGTGCATCAGGATAAAGTTCGGGCCGCCAAAGAAGTTTGTTTGGATGCGTTGTACACAATCAACAATCTTCGGGTACAACTCTGCAACGGTTGGCGAAGCATCAGTGTAGGTAACTACCTGTGTGATGGTGTTCGTCAGTGAGGTTGCACTAGTTGTTACAAACAAGGAATCCAAGTTTGTGTGGTAAGCGGAAACCAAATCTGCCATGACCAGCGAATCAATGTTTGTGCCACGCTCTAAAGACTGGCGTGAAACATTCTGCTGACCTGCAACGGTGACAACCGAAACATCAAGTTTCGTGTCATCCATGTTGGTTTCCTGAACTGCTGCGCCTTCCGTCTGGACTGCGGTTGCAGAACCAGTCGTGACCTTGCTGATGCTGATAACCAAACCAGAGTCAGGCAGTTGATGCTTGCGTGCAACATCCAAGAATGGGCGACCTGCACGAGCGAACGGTGCAGCCAATTCGGTGAGGAACTGTGGCACGATCAAACCAGCAAAGTTTGCACTGGTGACATCACGGCGTTCAATCTTTTCCTCGTTCATGTGACGGGCAAGACGATCTTTTGCAGCGAAGTCGTTGGTGAACTGTGCAGCGTATGCGTCAGCGATGAACGAAGTTTCAGCCTTCGGGCTGTAAGTGCGTGCCTCTGACTTAACTACTGCTGGTGCAACTGCAGCATCAAACTTCTTTTCTTTGCGAAGTTCTGCAGCCTCAGCCGAACGCTTTTCAAGTTCGCTGTGGGTTTTGATTTGCTCATCCAATGAACGAACCTCATCCAACGATGCAGCAATTTCGGCATCCTGTTCTGGTGTGAGTTCACGGGCTTCTGCTTGTGCTGCTTCAACAATGGCTTCTGCCTTTGCTAGTGAAGCATCACGCTTTTCAATAAGGGTTTTGGAAAATGACATTATGACCTCCTGTGGTCACTAGTTGTTTATGTATCTTTCTCAGTGTCAGGAGATCAGTGACCCGTTCTAGGGTCGGCTGTCTAACGGCTGCGAAGTTTCTGCAAAGCAACCTGATTTTTTCTCAGGCTCAAAGTAGAAACTGCTGCAATAGTAACAGGCTCATTTCGTTTGCGCAACTCTGCCACCGTTTCCTCATACGCAGGGAAGGTAACAACGCTGACATCAAACAGTTGTACTTCACGAAGTTCACGCACTGAGCGATCTGTGTTCCAGTTGTCTTTGATTGTGCGGAAAGCGAAACTCATTTGTGAAAGATCGCCACGCTTCATAGCAGACATGATTCGTGCAGCGTCAGGGTTCATTGGGTCAAGTTCTGCTTCTACTCGTAGTCCACGCTCATCTTCTTCCAAAGCCAATGTGCCACTCTTAGAACGGGCAAGTGGTACGCCTTCATGATCTATAAGCAGGCGAACATCTGCACCGTCATTCAAAGTTTTACTAAACGCACCACGCTTCACATATTCAATAAACGGCATTGGTTCTGACGGGGAATCAAACAACGCTGCATATCCAACAAGTGTGTTGCCGTTGCCTTCAGCACGAACTTCAAGATTGCTGTACGCAATCGTGCGCTTCTCGTCTAATGGCTTAGCAATCCAGTTACATATTTCGCTCATAGTGACTCCACTGTATATGTTTTCATTTGTCTTTGTTATCAGAATACTTTGGGTGTTCAGGCTTCAACAGATCGTTGTCTGTCACATAGTTTTTGTTTTCAGGTGATCCAGTCCTGCAAAGGTAAAGGAACGCATTTACTCTAGCCATAGCCCATTGCGCCCTAGTCATTCCTGGTCTGTGTGATGTAGAGAACGCACCTGCGCCACGCCGATACACAGCCTTCAAAGCACCCATCGTTGTCTTAGTCCAATCAGGGCGATCATCGTCATTCATCTGTTTGTTGTGTTCGGTCAGTTTGTTTTGTAACGCTTTTTCTGTTGCCTCACCAACCTCAATACCACCAGTTTTGTCTGCTGCTGAACCTGAAGGGTTTTCATCGCTGCCTTTGATTTGATCTTTCGGTGGTGCAGGTGCTCGTTCTTCATCGCCTTCTAGTTGTGCCACAATTCTTTCTGCGTATGCTTGCGCCCGTCTTGCAGATGACTTGCTAGAGCCACCACCCCAAAGCAGCATTGCTACTAGTCCTGCGGTGATTTCGTCACCTTGCACAGCGTCAAGATCAACAATGTGGCGTGCAATCCACGGCGATATTTTGCGCCACTTCGCTTCGCTGAGTGCTTCACCGTTAGCCATACGCCGAGCATCAGCAACAGTGGCAGGCATAAGTCCGTCACCTGATAAACCTTCAGCGTGTAACGCTAAACCACGCTTTGCTGAAACACGCATAAACGCTGGCGCAGACAAATTAACTGCCCGATACTCCGAAACCTCAACCATTTCCTCAGGTTCATCTTCCAACTCATCTTCATCATCGGACTTGTATGACGCTTTTGCTTTCATCAACATCATGATCGCCGCATCAATAAACGAAACCATCTCACTATTTCTTACATCTGTTTCATCAGCCGTAGCAATATTCAATGCTGTCATCTGATCTAATGCTTCTTCGTGTGTGGTGTGGCAGCCGCCATCAACAGGGGTCATCTCCCCAACTTTTACTACAGCATGACCATCGCAGCCTTCAGCATCCATGATTACTTCATACGGCATAATCAATCCCCGTCAGGTAACAAAACACGAACATCATCAGTTTGACCTGCATCACAAACAGCCCACAAAGTCTCACCTAGCGGAACATCAATGTGAATCGGCGCACTGTGTTTCTCTAACAGCAGCCCTGTAGCAAATGTGACACTGCTATTACCGACAGCAATATCTTGGTTGCCAACGATGCTGATGTAGGCGATGCGGTTGATGTTGTCAGCAGCAATCAAAATCTGTGGTGTCGCTGTAACTGTTTTTTGATATGAGCGCATAAGTTACCTCAGTGGCGGTTTCGGGTCAGTTCCTAATGTTGGAAGTTCGCCACCCTCAATGCCTGCAATCGCTGTACCAGCCAAGCCCATAACAAACTGATCTCCGCCTTCATACGGTTCATAGTTTTCTATTTCACGAGCCTCATTCGGTGTCATCGTGCCAGACATGATTTGGATTTGTTGCGCCTTGACACGGGTTGTTAGATCGGCACGCAAGAACTCATCAGCGTTGAACTTGATGTATGTTCCGATAGGCAGCCTGCTTGAAATGGATTCTTCTAAACGGCGCACCCATCCGAGCAGGGTGTATTTGTAGAAGGCTGAACCTAACGCTTCAAGGTTTTGGTATGTCTGCGAATCGCCGCCAGTACCAATGATGAGGTGCAACGGGATGCGGTAAACACGGGCGATATCACGAATGATTGACTCTTTGTGTTCCAACATTTGCATATCTGCTGCGCTAGTTGTTACTGAACGCCACTTCAAACCGCCCTGAAGTACCGCAGGTTTGCGATGTTTATAGTGGGATTCTTCCCAATTATCCCTGATCTGTCTCGCTTGTTCAGGGGTTATCGCTTGATCTGTTTCTAACACCGATGATGGTGTTGCGCCTTCGCCATAAAACTGTGCCAAGAATCTATCCATCGCAAGACCCATGCCGATTGTGTTCCGCATCGTTTCTAACGGTGACAAACCTTTCTTATGGTTCGGCAAGATCATCCAGTGGATGGCAATGATGTCGTCAGATGAAAATTGTTCTTTACCTATTTGGTAGAAGGTTTCACTGGTGTCTGTGTCTGTGATGTTTTTGATTGCGTTGGGGTGAATATTGCGCATTTCAACAGGTAGCCCATTTGACCCTCTTGGGGCGTAAATGTATGCGTTGCCATGAATTGTAAGAGTGAGCATGGTTTGGTGAATGAAGTCAAACATTGTTTGTCGGTCGTTTGGTTTGAGCAAGACGGATGGAGTTGGCAGGTTCTCAATTTTTCCTCCACGATTACGCACCACTTCAATCGGCATAGATGCAACAGAATCAGCAAGGATACTTACTGCGGCTAGAACTGCGCTATGTGCGAACGCAGAAGTTTCATTAACTATTTCGCCTGACCAGTTGTTGTAGTAGGGGCGTGCAGTTATCTGATACGGGTCAATGCTTGTAGGCAAAGCACGCTGCTCAGTCCGTTTCCATAAACTCATGCCGCTAAGCCTCCACCAATAATCATCAGAACGCCTGCAACAATAACACCTAACGCAACATTAAATGAGCCGACACCGACAGCAATACAAATGCCGCCAACAATTTCTATCACAGTAGTTGCTATTGCTTTCTTGTTCATGACCAGATATCCAATACTGTTGCTGAGGTTGGGGTTACAGGTTTTGTTGTTGCCCGATCTAACGCTATAACCATAGCAATACAAGCGTCTATCTTCCGTTTTGATTTACCTTTGGAAAGCCGCCAGCCTGTATCGGTCATTCGTTGTGCAGCCGATAACACTTGGTCGGTGAATGTTGGTGAACCATCATGGGCGATCTTTCGGTTCACAATCATTTCATAGGCGTTGCCACAGGCAGGAATCATTCGTGCGCCCGACTGCGGAAACTCAACCATTGGTAGCCCGTCATCAGATAAGGCTTCTGCGCTGCGCTGAAAATAGGCAGGGTCAAACGCAAACTCCCGAACCTCATATTCGGAATGTACTTGCCGCAAATAGTGTTCAACATCAGCCACATCAACGCCTTCTAACTCTGGTTGCCAAATCTTCGCACGCACAACAACCCGATCTGCTTGCGGCTGCGCAATACAAACAGCAATCGTGTCATGTTTCAACGCCATATCAATCCCAACCCAAACAGGCAACTCACGATCTAGCGGCGCATCTGAAACGCATTGTTCCCACGCACCAACAGGAAGCCATGACTCTTGTGACCGTACCCACTGATTGAGCCGCCAGCGGCGCATCCCCATCTCAGAAGTTTGTTTAACGGCAACAGCCAAATCCTCTGGATCAAGTAACCCTTCCGCCAAGTTCGGATTAGATACCTGCCACGCTTTACGGTCATCAACTTTACAATCCTCAGGTGCTTCCCACCACCAGAAACCAAACTGGTCATCATCAACTTCACCTGAAGCAACTTGTTTGCCGTACTGGTACAACTTGCCTGCCAAAGAATCCAAGTCGTAGCCAGCAGTGGTGATGCTTACTGTTAATGGTTCTATTCGTGCGCCAGAACCCAAAGTCATCTGATCGTAGAGATCGCTGTTATTTTGACCCCACAATTCGTCAAATAATACGAGTGAAGGGTTTAGACCAGCCTGCCCCTTAAAATCCGATGACAGCACACGGAACACTGATCCGAAGCGTGGCATCTCAATCGCATCCCGATACACCTTTGATTCGGCAGATAACAGTGGACTATTCACTATCTGCTGTTTTGCTTCGTTGAAAATGATTCGTGCCTGCTGCCTGTCGTTCGCTACCGCATACACCTCTGAACCAGACTCGCCTGCGATCATTCCGTACACGCCAACAGCAGACATCATCAAAGACTTACCCTGCTTGCGTGGCAAACCGATTAGTGCACGCCGATAACGCAACCTGCCTGTTACATCATCACGCTCATACAACGAACGCAACAGCCACTTCTGCCAGTTAGTAAACACCAGCGGCTCGCCCGAACGGAAACCCTTTAGAACATTGAAATAGTTTTCAGCAAACTCAATGATTTCATCACCGTCAGTTGCCTTGTTTTTCCTTGCCGTATAAAACGCAGGTTTCCATTTAGCGTTGGGCAGAACGCTTTTCGGCAATGCGTTTGTGGAGATCGCTGAACTCATGCTTCGTCACTTCCCCTGTTCCTAACATCCCTCGCTCTGATGGTGTAAATCCTATCTGACCCAACAGCGTAATGATCTGGCGATCAACTTCACGCAGCGCACGCCGCTCACGCCACAACGCCTGATCAGCCTGCAACATGATGCGCAGCCGTGTCCGTTCCTCCGTTGCCTCACAAAGCATCAACACCAGTTCGGTATCCATGTTTTGTTTCAACCAACCTGCGCCAGATTGCCAAACCTGATTCCATAAACGCAAACCGCCTGCACCTAAAGGTCGGTGCGGTTCAGGGATGTGGCTGGATGGCAAGCCAATGACATCAGCAGACTTTTGTACGGCTGGAAGTTTCCTGCCTGAAGGATTGCCGATGCGCTGCTTGCGTTCAACTGGCTTCCTGTTAGAACCGCCGCTGCCTTTACCGCCCATGTTGTAATCCTTGTGTTTTCATCAGATAGATAGTGTTACATAAAGAAATGGGGTCTGCCTCCCCGATCAGAAGGAAGCAGACCCCACAGGGGAAATCTTATTGCGGCGGCGGTTCGGCTACCACCTCACCCAATCGCCATTTGCTTCTTGACAGGCTGGACACCAAGTTGTGTAACCTTCACCACGCTTCGCATGAATCCATGTTGCGAGATCACGCTTATTGTTTCCTTGAATGATTCCTGCGTTGATCCATTCACCATCAACCAAGTGTTCGCACATCAACGCCCACTTGCCACCATCATCTGCACAATCTGCTTCAACAACGCCAACAATGCGTGTTGTGAAACTTGGTGTTTCAGTGATCCTTTTCATTGCTTCCCTCCTCAGGGCTTCTATCGGGTTTTCCCGATACCCCAACTATAGCGGCGCAACCAACCCAAAGCAAGCCAATCTGCGCCACCAAACCAGTTCAGGAAAAACTAGTTTTGCTGCTGATGCCTACGGATACG